CTACAGTTGTATAGACTTATTTGTTTATAAAGGGAAATTTTATGATAAAGGAAATAAAAAATTTACAGGTCGGTGACAAAGTAGAAGCTATGTTTAAGGTAAATCCTTCCGGAGATTTATTTGATGATGTATGGTTACCGGTAAAAGTCATACAGGAATATGAATACTTCTGGGTGTGCAGAGTTTTACCTCATAGAAATCCGAAACATTCTTGGGGAATATCCCATACATATATTATGACGATAGACAAATTTAATTTAAAATGTGGCGATGTTAAATGTAGACCGATTACAAGAAGATAATGTAGGAGGAAGTAATGTCGATAAATCAAAATAATTTCATCACTATTCAAGGTTGGATGAGAACTGAATTAAATTTGAAAGGAAATGATTTACTTGTATATGCAATCATATATGGCTTTAGTCAAACCGAAAATCAAAGATTCACCGGAAGTTTACAGTATTTGGCAGATTGGTGCGGAGCAACTAAGCAGGGCATCTTAAAGAATCTAAAAAATTTATTAGATTTAGGCTTGATTGAAAAGAATGAAATTGTAAATAACGGCGTAAAGTTTGTTGAATACTATTCAACTCAGTTTAACGGGGTGTTAAACTCAGTTGAACGGGGTGTTAAACAGAGTTTAATTAATAATATAGCAAATAGTAAAACAGAAATAAAAGAAAAGACTAATTCTAAAGAATTAGTACAAAATTCTCCTTCATTTGAATTTGGTAAACAAAAACCTAAAAAAGAATCATTGTTTACTAAATGTGTTACTTTGGTTGATGATTTTGTAGATACTCATAATTGCGGTAATCCTGTTAGACGTAAACTTATATCTTATCTCAATTTTAGATTGTCAGTGAAAGATAAACCATTGTATACTAATATGTGGAAAGGCATGTTAACTAAATTAGATAAGCTACATCAAGAAGGATATGCTTATGAATGTATTATAGATTTTTGTATAGAGCGTGGGTATTTATCATTTTATCCGCCTACTAGCTACAGTAAAGATTTGAAAGATAAACCGTGGGAACAGGGTGTAAAGAGTGAAGGTTATACAGAGGAAGAAAAACGTCAGATAGAAAAAGAGAGTGCTGAACGATTAGCACGAGGAGAAAAGGTATGGTTTTGAGAAACGATGATTGTTGGTACAAAGATGTGTGTACTTACGACCAGTGCGTTAATTGTATAAGATATTCAGAAATGAAATATCTTATGGATAACAGCGGGTTACCGAAAAAGCGACAACATCCTATAGCACTAAACGGCAACAAGGATTTGCAAGCATTTTTTATGTTGGACGAGATTCGTCAAGATATAAAAACATTTGTCGATAACGGAGAATCGTTGTATATTTTTAGTGAGTATACAGGTAACGGTAAGACAAGCTGGGCAATAAAGTTGTTACTGAAATATTTTGATACGATATGGGCAGGTAACGGTTTTCGTATAAGAGGATATTTTCAGCATGTACCGACACTGTTTAGTACACTGAAAGATTTTAGTAAGTCCCATGAATCTTTGAAAAACGTGCTTGAAACAGCAGATTTAGTTATCTGGGATGATATTGCAAGTACAAAACTATCTGATTATGATGTTCAACAATTACTTATTATTATAGATAGTAGAGTATCAGAAGGACTCGCAAACATTTACACAGGTAATATAACAAGTCACGAAGCATTGACAAAAGCTGTCGGTGATAGACTTGCAAGCCGTATATGGAATAGGTCAACATTGGTAGAGTTTAAAGGAAAAGACAGGAGGGCAGAATGGTAGCAAATATTGTATTTTTCATTATTGGCGTGATAACAGGAATAATATTGTTATCAGTAATATGCTGTATTTTTATTGATAAGGGAGATAAATAATGGTAGCCCTCCAGATAATCTCTAAAATAATTTCAACTAAAAGTATGGAAATAGTTGAACTCAATTTATTAACCAGTGAATATTTCGTGGGTTATGAAAATGAGTTTAACTTTTTGGTCGAACATACTAAAACATACGGGTCAGTCCCAGATAAGGCAACATTTCTTTCACAATTTCCAGATATAGAATTAGTAGAGGTAACAGAGTCAGATAGATATTTGGTAGATAAAATCCGCGAGGAATATCTTTATTATAAATCTGTACCTGTTTTGCAAAAAGCGGCAGAATTATTGAAATCAGATTCTAATGCGGCCGCTGAATATATGATTCATGCTTTAAAGGATTTACAGCCTAATTATAGATTGGGTGGTACTGATATTATAGCAAGAGCAGAAGATAGATATGAACAATTCTTGGAACGTAAGGAACATCAAGATTCTTGGTTTTTTACGTGCGGTTTTGAAGAGTTAGATGATTTAATTCACGGCATACAGAGAGAAGAGGAGTTACTTGTAATCTTTGCAAGAACAAATCAAGGTAAATCATGGGTGCTTGAAAAGATGTGTACTCATGTATGGCAGATAGGATTTAATGTCGGTTATATAAGTCCCGAAATGGGTGCAAGCAGTATCGGTTATAGATTTGATACACTGAATAAGAACTTTTCAAATAAGGGACTCATGTGGGGTAAAGATGATATAGACGAGCAGGAGTATTCTGATTATCTTAAAACGCTAAAAGATACTAAAAATAGTTTTATTGTAGCTACTCCAAACGATTTCGATAAGAAAATCACCGTAACAAAGTTGAAGAATTGGATTCAGCAGTATAAACTTGATTTAGTTGCCGTTGACGGTATAACTTATATGACAGATGAAAGATATAGCAGAGGTGATAATAAAACTACTACATTAACAAACATTAGTGAAGACTTAATGGCGTTGTCTATGGAAATGAAAGTGCCTATTCTTATAGTTGTTCAGGCGAACAGGGGTGGAGTAGCACAAGATGATAGTGACGGTACACCGGAACTTGAAACAATAAGAGATAGTGACGGCATATCTCATAATGCAAGTAAAGTCATATCAATACGACAAACTAAAGACGGAATCTTAAAAATGGAAGTAAAGAAACAAAGATTCGGCGCTGTCGGAGGTAAGTTGAATTATCAGTGGGATATAAATACAGGTTCATTCACGTTCGTACCGGCAGAAGATGATGCTGAACCTAGAGAGCGAACGGAAAGAAAAGTTAGAGAAGTTAAACGACAATTTAAAAATGATAAGGAGGATGTGTTTTGAAATTAGATATAGAAGAATTAGAAAGACTTGAAGTAGAAATGGAAGAAGCAGAACAGATGAGAGAAATGTTATGGGCATATAATTTTGAACATGAGGATGCTGGAGATAGGGATTAACGAGGAGGAAAATAATGACAGTTAAGGAGTTAATTACATTATTGCTCGATATGGATATGAATAAAGAAATATCTATTGAATATCCTACAGCAAAAGGTCAGATAGTTGGTAATTATAGTAGATACGAAGAATCAGAACAGTTTGAAATCAAAGAATATATACATGGTGTTGTGATTGGAGTAAGTAATGATAATTAATGATGTTCAATTTACTGTTGACTTATTGACTATATTACAGGAGTTAATAAGTCAATTAAGAGCAAACAATATACAGTTAATTCAGAAGTATAAAGAAGGGCCGACTCACATACAAATTTGCTGTCCTTACCATAATAATGGGATGGAACGTAGACCGTCGGCTGGCATAAGAAAAGAAGATGGAATGTTTCACTGCTTCGCATGTAACGAAGTTCATTCTTTGCAAGAAGTAATTTCATATTGTTTTGGACATACAGATGATGTTGTAGGTAAGTTTGGATGGCAATGGTTATTAAAGAATTTTGCAACAGTACAAGCGGAGGAGAGAAAAGATGTTGAACTTGATTTTAGCAGGACTAATATTGTTTTTGATAGTAGTAATAGAGATAGATTTAACCAACATTTACAAAGCAATAGACAGATTGAACGATACGTTACGGAGGAAGAATTAGATAAATATAGATACACACATCCATATATGTATAAAAGGGGGTTAACAGATGAAGTTATTGAGTTATTCGATATTGGTTACGATGCTGGTACTGATTGTATTACTTTTCCCGTTCGTGATATCTTCGGTAAGACTTTGTTTATTGCTAGACGCTCTGTTAGAGCGAAGTTCTTCAATTATCCCGAGGGGGTAGAAAAACCGCTTTACGGGCTGTATGAGATAAATCAAAGAACAGTGCAGATTGCAAAAACTTATTATACAGATATAGATATGATAGTGCGTAAATCTATAATGTATTATCCTAAACAAATTATAGTATGTGAATCAATGTTAGACGCTTTATCATTTTGGACAGTAGATAAATATGCTGTGGCCTTGAACGGACTTGGAAATGAATTGCAGTTTAAACAGTTAAGAGATTTACCCTGTAGAAAGATAATACTCGCAACAGATATGGATGATAGAGGATTAGCGGCGAGAAAAAGAATAAGAGCAAATATGAAAAATACCAAGATAATAACAGAGTATCTATTTCCAAAAGGAAGAAAAGATGCCAATGAATGTACTAAAGAAGAATTGATGAATTTAGAGGAGGAAATGATTAATGTACGATGAAGTAATTAATCATATGACAGAAGATGAGTTACGCAATTATGTAAAACATCAGAGCGAATTTGTAAATTCCATTTTGCAATTAAATCGGTCTAATCAAGAACTTGTACATGCTTGGAAACAGATTGCCATTTCAATAGAATATCAACAGGATTGTTTGTTAAAGAGAAATAATAAGTTATATGAATTAAGAAGAGTTGAAAAAGAATTAGAACAGAAGTACGATGAATTTATACCAAAACCAATGAGTTGTGAATAAAGGAGGTATTTTAATGGTTCCAACAGAAACAAAGAATTTACAGTGGAAAGATGCATGGTTTCATTTACTTAATGGAAAGAAAATTAAACGTCCTTTGTGGCAAGGTTATTGGGTATGGGAAAATAATACTATTATGATGCACTGTCGAGATGGCAGCATTTCTGATATTCGTACTACAGAAAATCCTGCTTATACCTTTTCTAATATCGCACAAAGAGATTGGATGGTGGTTATTGATGAGTGAAATGAAAACTTTTTGTTCTATAGCAGATTGTAAAAATTATAATTGTGAACATCATATGGTAGCAGTGCCGATAGACGGAGAAATGGTAGAAATTAAATATCTGTTTTCAGATAAACGATGCCCGTTACATCCAGACCACAATAAAAATTTTAATGAAAATTCTAAAGAAACTTGTTGACATATAAATAAATATGTACTATAATTAAATAGTCGAAAGACACAATAAACTATAAAACACATAACAAGAAAGGAGTAACACGATGGCGAGATTTAATACAGAAACCGCTGATAAGTATGGTGGACAGGGAGGAGCAGGGTATTTCTCACTGAAGAACGACAAAGATGTAGCACAGGTTCGTTTTATGTATAATTCTATTGATGATGTAGAGGGATATGCAGTACATCAAGTAGAAATTGATGGCAAGAAACGTTATGTTAATTGTCTGAGAGAGTACAATCAGCCTATCGACACTTGCCCGTTCTGTAGAGCCAAAATGTTTACAACAGCGAAACTGTTCGTTCCGATTTATAACATTGATGAGGACAGAGTGCAGGTGTGGGAAAGAGGAAAGAAATTTATCAGTAAAATTTCTTCCATTTGTGCTAGGTATCCAGATGTAGTTTCTCATACATTTGAGATTGAGAGAAACGGTAAGAAAGGTGAAACGTCTACTACTTATGAGATTTACGAAACCGGCAAAGATGATACTACTCTTGAAGATTTGCCGGAACAGAATCCCGTACTTGGGACTATTGTTCTTGATAAGTCAGCAGATGACATGGAATTTTATCTTGAAAACGAATATTTCCCGCCCGAAGGTGAAGATGCACCGGTAAGACGTAGGTCTAGCAGGCAGGATGAAGATGTACCGTTTGAGGAAGAAAGAAGAACAACACGTAGAACACCTGCAAACAGTGGAAGAAGAAGGGAAACATTCTAATGGCATTGTTTAATGTTCCGAAACGTCCCGGAAGAGAGCAAGATAAAGCCATAGCTGGTAAGTCTAAGACTAAAGTAAAAGCTACTACCTCTGTAAGAGGGGGTAGTAGTGTTCTTGGACAAATCAATCAAATTAAAGCTATGGTTGAGAAACATCTCGGAAAGTTTAATGATGATTATGTTATCATTACAACAGAAGAATTATTACATAAGTATTTTATGTTTTGTATTGATAACGGTGTAATTAGTATAGACACAGAAACAACAGGACTTGACCCGATATTAGATAAGATAGTCGGTTTGTGTATTTATACGCCGAATCATAAAGCCGCTTATGTTCCCATCAATCATGTGTCTTATGTCACAGGTGTGAGAGTAGATAATCAACTCACAGAAGAACAGGTAGCAAATCAATTTGATATGTTACTGAAATATAACCCAGATATCATTATGTTTAACGCAAAATTTGATATCCGTGTAATAAGAAATCAGTTAGGCGTTAAAGATATCTATTGTACATGGGATGCTTATTTAGCAGGTAGACTTCTTAATGAGAATGAAGAATCAAAAGGTTTGAAAGCATTACATAAGAAATATGTGCTTAACGGACAGGAAGATGAATTTTCATTCGATGCTTTATTTAAAGGTCTGTCAGCAGATAAAATTCCTATAAATACATTTTATCTTTATGCGGCACATGATGCGATTATTACATACGAGTTATATGAATATCAGAAAAAGTATTTATATTATGATGAAACACAGCCGAATGAAGCTAGAAACGGAATGAATGGTGTATCGTGGGTATTTTTCAATATTGAAATGCCGTGTATTAAAGTAGTTTGTGATATGGAAGATAACGGTGTGAAGTTCGATTTTGAATATCAGCAAAAGTTATCAGAGAAGTATAACAAGTTATTGGAAGATGCAAAGAGTACATTTTATAAGATGTGTGATGGATTTGTTAATGAAGATATCTGGGCGTATAAGAAGTTGAATCCTAATCACAAATTAGATGACCCGATAAACATCGGAAGTCCTACACAGATAGCTATTCTGTTATATGATATTCTTAAAATTGAGCCACCAGACCCGAAAAGTCCAAGAGGTACAGGCGAAGCAATTCTGCAAAAGATTGATAATCCTATAGCAAAAGCAATTCTTGATTATAGAGAAATGTCAAAACTGGTGTCTACTTATATTGATAAACTTCCGAATTGTGTAAATCCAAAAGATGGAAGAATACATTGTAGTTTTAATCAGTATGGAGCAGATACAGGAAGATTTTCAAGTAGTGACCCAAATCTTCAAAACATTCCAAGTCATAATAAAGACATTAGAAAGATGTTTGTGGCATCTGATGGATATGTTTTAATGTCAAGTGACTACTCACAGCAAGAGCCGAAAGTTATGACGCAGATGTGTGGTGACCCTAAGATGATTAAAGCATATCAAGAAGGGAAAGATTTATATGCAGAAATTGCCGCCTTGTCTTTTAATACAACCTATGAGAATTGCCTTGAATTTCGACCAGACGGTACAACTAACCCTGACGGTAAATCTCGCAGAAGCCAGGCAAAATCAATTTTGCTCGGAGTGCTTTATGGAAGAGGTGTGCCGTCGATTGCTGAACAGCTTGGAACAAGTACAAAAAAAGCACAAGCAATAAAAGATTCTGTATTTAAAGGTTTTCCTGCAATTCCAAAGTTTGAACAAGATAGTTTGGATATGGCCTATGAAAAAGGATATGTTACTACCTTGTGGGGTAGAAAAAGAAGATTGCCCGATTTACAGTTGCCCGAGTATGAATTTAAATGGAAAGACGGAGCCGCACCAGATAAGGATTTGCTTGACTTTGAAGATTGGGACGATAACGATATCGGGGGAACCAGTGAAGTCCCAGAAGATGTGCAGAATTATTACTGTAGAAAATTAAGACAAGCATATTTCGGACAGAAAAGGAAAATCTTTGAAGAAGCAAACAAAGAAGGAATTTGGGTTATTGATAATACAATGAAAATTGCAGATGCACAAAGACAATGTGTAAATGCAAGAATCCAAGGTTCAGCCGCAGATATGAGTAAGTTAGCAATGATTTTAGTCGGAAATGATAAAAGATTAAAAGAATTGGGATTCAGACTTCTTATACCTGTACATGATGAATTGATAGCAGAATGTCCGGAAGAAAATGTAAAAGAATGTTCTGAAAGATTTGCTATGCTTATGGCAAAAGCGGCGGAAAGTGGTTTGAGTATCCCTATAAAATGTGATGTAGAAATTACAAAAGCATGGTATGGTGAGAGTGTAGCAATATGAAAACAGTTATTGTAAATTCTGTTGGATTCGATGGCGGTGGCATATCAAAACTCGGTATAGAATATAGTAAACTGGGATTTGATGTTTATTTTAAAGATACTGTATTACCGCTCCAATTTCGCTCTAATAAAATTGCAAATGTAAAATTTTATAATACTCCAGATGATTTGATTAGTGTGATTTCGGGGTATGACAGAGTTATATTCTTAACTTTTTATGATAATGATTTAGAGCGCACCGTTGTATCATTAGTAAAGTTAAGACTAGCATTACCCAATGTGGAATTTTGTTATTTATATTGCGATAGGCGAATAGATAGATTAGTTTTATTATTAGGGTTTTTGGAAAAATATAATATGAGATTTGACTATTATTTTTCTATAAACCCCAATATTTTAGATATTGTACCGAATTGTACTTGTTTGAATGTAAATGCTTTTACATTTTCTTTGTCACAGATTGCGAATAAGCGAAAAAATATTGTTTTGACAGCGGGAAGAGTTGAAGGCGTTAAGGGTACATTATCTTATTTTGGAAGTATAGATAGAGATTTTTTGAGTAGTAATTTTTATTATATCCATGAAGGTGCAAGATTTAATTTTAATAAATCTGGTACTATAAGTTCGCCACCTCAGTTATTGATGTGTTTTGATACAACAACAAGGCCCAAAAAAGTAAAATCAGAGTTTGTGTTTAAGTCGTATGGGGAGTTACCTGAGTTTGATAAGTTGACGATTTATCCCTCGTATAATGTTGATGATATAACTAGATGGTCAAATTATTATGCTGGTATTTGTTGTATTCTTGGCAGTAAAAGTATTTGTAGAAATGTTAAAAGTTTTGTTGGTTCAAATTGGGTGGCTGACGATAAAAAAGAGGATACGCTATTAACAAAAAAATCTAAAATTTGGAGTGATGCAGTTGAGTATGCTAATTTAGAAATGATTGATATTGGATTACCTGTTTTGTTTTCACGAAAGTATTCTGATGTAATTGATTTTCATGATGATAGATTGATTTATAATTCATTTTCAAGTATACCTAATAAGTTAGATTTGTTATATGCTGATTATGATGATGCTAGGGAAAAGCAATTTAATGTTTTTAAAGAAAAACAATCGAAGATTAATGCAACTATAAAACGAATTTTTACAGAATCAGTTGGGTGATTTATATGAATACGTTATTCTCAGTTTCAAAACATGATAATGCGGATAAGAAATATAGCGCAAAAGTTGATATACCACAATATTTACCTTCTAAAGTTTGCCCGAAAATATGGGAACTTTATGATAAGACAAAGTATAATGAATTAGTCAGAAGTATAGCGGTGTCAGATATTTCAGATGACGTAAAAGAGTTTTTAATGTTTGCGGCAACTAGACATATTGTATTTAATTATGCCAAAATTGCTGATTACTATGCTCATGCAGATGCCGATGTTCAGAGACTTATAGAACAGTCTGCACTTGTTATTATTGATGTTGATGATGCGATAGCAAATGGTTATATGAGATTATCGAAGAATATCAAAAAACTTTTGGAGGATAGTGATGGCAAATAATATAACTGGAGATAAGATGTTTGCTCATATTGATAGAGTATTTGGTGAGCATAAACCGATAACAGCAGATATTTTTCTCAATAATTATTGCAACAATAATTGTCCATATTGTACTTACAAAAGATGGGAATTTAGTGATGATGCACGTTCTATGTCAATTTCAGATTTCATAAAATATGCAAATAGACTTATCGAGTTAGGTGTAGAGGGTTTTATTCTTACTGGTGGTGGCGAGCCTACTATATCAAAAGATTTTGATAAAATTGTAGAGTGGTTAGATTTACATGATGTCAAATATGGTATAAACACAAATTTTAACAGATTAGTAAAATGTAATCCAGCATATTTAAAAGTATCATTAGATGCTTGGGATAATGTTAGTTATGCGGATAGACGAGGTGTGCCAAGATATAACAAAGTTCGTCAGAATATAGTAGAGTTTGCAAAGGTAAAGTCAGATAAAACAAGACTTGGTATTCAGCTATTAGCAAAAACAGTTGAGGAAGTAAGAAGTTTTTACGATGCGAACAAAGATTTACCAATAGATTATATAAGTATCAGACCGATGGAATCAATTGCAGGTAATTATTACAAGAATTTACTGTCGGAAGATTTTAATATGCAACCACAAAATATTGTTACTGCGATACGGCAATTACAGAGTTTAGATAGTAGGGTGGTTTTGAATTATAAATGGGAAATGTTGGATGTACAGCAGTCAGAATGTACTGCACAGTGGGCCCAGATTGCTATTAATGAGTTGGGTGAGGTTATGTATTGTTGCCATAAACCATATCAGATAGTAGGGCATATAATGGATGATGATATCTTGGAAAAGAAAAAAATTGCCGTGACAGATATGACAAGATGTGATTTACCGTGTAGAATGACTGGCCCTAACTTTGAAGTTCATAGAATGACTGATAAGAAATTAGATACGGAGTTTATATGATGCGAAAAGACTTTGTTGTATTTATATTAACTCATGGTCGTGCTTGGGAAATGCACACATATAAATCTTTACAAAAAGCAAATTATACTGGCCCTATCGTATTTGTTCTTGATAACGAGGATAAGACGATTGATAGTTATTGGTATAATTTTGGTAAAGAGAACTGTTATGTATTTGATAAGGAAGCTGTAGCGAGAAAAACAGATACCATGGATCAATCAACTGATAGACGGGCCATATTATATGCTAGAAATGTGTGTTGGGAGATTGCAAAGAATTTAGGGTATAAATATTTTTTGCAACTGGATGATGATTATTCAAATTTTCGC